CAAATGGCGCAGCAGCAGGTCATGATGCCCATGTCTTCTCATCAGCAGGGTCTCGTCCCTAAGAAGGAACCCGAGCAGAAGAAGAAGAAAAACCCATTCGATCTTACCGATGAACAACTTAACGCTCTCGTCGTTGTATTTGCTACGGGTCTCGCCGTAAGCAAACCGGTTCAAGAAAAGCTCGCGAATACGGTTCCCAGGTTTTTAAATGCTCAGGGTAATCGTAGTCTTGTAGGCTTGGCGTCCACAGGCGCGGTTGCGGGTGTCGCTTTTTTTATCGCCCGAAAATACTTTTAAATTGTTTCATATGGAAGACTAAAATCAATTAATCCAACACCCTTATGGAAGATCCCAAATACTAGGATCCATGACAAGCACATAGCTAACAGTGCTGGCCATGCCTTCTTTATATTCATCTTATCTTCCTTGAACGACCGTTTCAAATTCTTGAAAAATGGTATCTCACTGAGACCATATACGACACCTGCAGAAACCGCGAGAGCTAAAAAGACTACCCACGCTTTTCCACTTACGACTATGGTCTTATTTGCAAGTAAATATATCATGAAAGGTAATACGGCTGTAGTAATAAATATATTGATCTCGTATGAAAGTTTCGGGTGACGGGTCATGAAAGCCCCGATCATCAAACCTATCCATAAAATAAGGGATCCCCCGACAGTGTGGCTCCATCTTAATATGTTTAATCCTGGTAAAAAGTCTGGTTGTCTTAAACCTGTATCCGACATTTATATAGGTTGATATTATTATTAAGAATCTGAAATCTTTCTACCACAGAATGGGGTTCTTCTGGGTATAGCCTCGTATATACCAATTGATATGGACATGTTTTTCAGCGTATTATAATTGTCCCAGAACTCCTTGTTATGTTTATAAACTTTCACTGTGCAGTGTGCAAGTTCGTGTAACAAAATGTGGAATACTTCATTTGCTGTACCATCCAGGCATATACCTATTTCCTGACCCTTATTTGAATTATACCCAACCCCCAACAAGTTCGCATTCATCTGGCGGTAAGCAACTATAGGTATTTCATTGTGTAACATTGTAAACTTTTTATCCCCCGTCGACTTCAATTCTTCCCTGAGACGTTTATACTTCTCTTTCACCTCTAATAGAATCGGGTCAGTCCTTGTTATGGTATACATGTAAATATTAACTACTAGCAAAATCAATAATATCACCATGCTTACTATATGTAAATATAAATTTACTGTATAGTTCGGAAATTGGATTTCCTGATAAACCGTCCCAAGAATTCATCGCGAATCCGGTGTTTTCTAACCGTGTTATCAATATATCCTTATGCGCGATTGGCTCAGACTTTGGTCCAGACGCATAATAAGGTGTATCCACGAGGTGCACAAATAATTTTTCCCCAAAATCACCGTTACTCGTTTTTTCCATTTTAAAAAAATTACCGCGGTCGTCCATGTACGGCGTTTTGAAAATTACCTTTTCTGAATCTGGTATTATTCCGATAAACAAACCACCGGGTTTTAATCGTTTACGTATTTCCCGTAAAGTCGACGTAAATATCTCCCGTGTTTTGAATATATAATGAAGAGCAAAATTGTAACATATGATATCATACTTCCTGTTTGGACATGCGTGTATATCTCCGTGGTAGAAATTAACTCGAATTTTCATATTTTTAGCTCGACGTTTTGCCTCTTCTAACGCTTCTTCATTTGGTTCACACATGTTGATGTTTACTTTCATCTTAGCCCATTTTTGAAGATCTCCACCAAAACCACACCCAACATCTAAAATGCTATATCCAGTTTTCGCAACACTTTCGATTAGGGTTCTTTTCGCATCGTTGTGCAAACGACGCAACTCTTCCATGATTTATATATGTTTAAAATATTAAACGATTCAACTTAAGTCATAAAAACGAAGCTTAAAGTTTAGATACGATATTCTGATATAATGTCGCTTGAACGTGATTACACAACTGTACCTGGTCAGCTTTATGCACTTTTATCAGTCGTAGGACCCGAAGCTCCCCAAAAAAATGACAAGTTTGGAATTAAAATTAGGGGTGCGTTTAACACGCGCGATGAAGCTTCAACGCATGCTAAGCGTCTTCAAAAGGAGGATGCTTCATTTGATATTTATGTCGTAGACATGTATCAATGGCTTCTTATCCCACCTGACCCCTCGAGTATTGAGGATGCACATTACACGAATGAGAAACTCGAGGAACTCATGTCTGGTTATAAAGATAACCAGGCTCAGGCCGCGAGAATGTTCAGTGAACGTAAATCCGATCTAAAGGAAAGTAAAGATTCGACATATTTTAAGCCAGGTGACGAGAATTCTAAGTTCTATAACAAACCCGATGAAGCTCCTATCAGTCATCCTTCGGAAGTATTGGAACGCCTGAAGAGCCAGAAACCTGATACACCCATGGAAGAACTCGTTAAGGAAGCCGATAAAATTGTATCGGAAGAGATTGAGGTACGTCGTAAGAAAAGGGAAGCGGGAGCCTCTATTCCCGAAGAAGATGAATCAGTTAACGCCGAGGTCAAGGGTGAAGACGATACCGTAGAGGAAGGTGAAGAAGTAACTTCAAAGTAATTAAATAAAAATCAAAATCATTCATCTCGTACTATTAAAAAAATGTACCCTTTTAATAATACGATGTCCCGTGAAATATTACCAGTCGATAACGTAGAACGTGTTAAGTTAGCTTTGAGGAAACAGGCTATGAATAAATCTAAAAATGAAGATGTAGATGTAAGTTTCTTAGATACGAATATGAGTACATCATCTAATTTCATGTTAACGGATATAGACGCTTTAGATGAAAAGGTTGGTTTGGCTTCGGCAGTAATTACTGATAATCTAGTAAGACCAGTAATTACCGACAGGTCGGACGCCATTTTAAAAGATAAAGAAAAACCTATACAAGATTTCATTCCATTCTCATCCAGTTCTAAGAATCACTGGCTGGAGGGTTTTTCCCATAAAAAAACCTAATATAAAAGCTACGAAGATTACTATATATGCGACTTTATCTAAAGATGCAAATACATCCGGTGATTTTTGCATGTCGGGTACCGGTGGAGGAAGAATGTATTGAGGCTGAGGAGGGTAATAATATGGATCCGTCGATTGTTCGGGTTCACGGTCCTGTTCCATATCCATATCCTTCTCATCTAAAATATCTACCGGATTATATTCTATGGGCTTCCCAATTTCAGTTTCCATATATATACTAGTTTTTCATTTTTTTAAGCTTCATATTCCTCATCACTATTATCGTCGTCGTCGACTATGAACCCCTTTAAATTACCATTGTCATCTGCTTCACTGTCGGATATTTCATCTTCTGTATCAGTCTCAGTTTCACATAAATCTTCGTCGGATTTGTTACCAGAGTCTGTATCATAATCATCATCTGAATAATCGTCTTCGCATACGTCTTCCGTGGGTTCTAGACGAACGGGTTTTTTAGAAATTCGTCCTGAACGTGTACGTAGAGTTACATGCGAACGGCCTACGTCTGCAGTCATTTGATACAAGTACCGTTATTCTTTTTAAATGTATTTAGGTATAAATTTAAGCTTACGATGAATAGCTTCATTCATTAAAACTCTTTCAAATTCTATTCCTAACCTATTTGATATTTTAGTGATCTCATCTGCATGTTCCTGTTCCGAATTCTCTAGAAACATCGGAATTTCGTTTAAATGTACTAAGGCGTTATGTAAAAATGTCTGTGACCGACCTACATGCGCCTTATATTCTTTAGCGAGACCTATATTAGCTAAAAATGCTTTATAATGTGTTTCGTTTATACCCGAATACTTATGAGTCTCTTTAATTATTTCGTGTACGATATCTAAATCACTGTATATAAATGTAATCTTGGATATCATATATGCAAATATACCAATCAATATAATAACATACATCCTATAATACTCTGAGTATTTTATCTGTAAGAATATGTTCACGCTTTTTACATAGACAATCTTGTCCAATTCGATTTTTCACGATATTAAACGATGTACTGGTTTTATTACATGTATTACACTTATAATCGGTATTAACGATAGTTTTATATTTAGATTTTTTTGTCACGCTTTTAATAACTATATCCACACCTGACGGTATAATGTGTTTGATCATGAAACCCTTCAGTAAATTTGCACTCTCGATGGGGTCTTCCTTCTTTACTTCTGGACACGGTATGCATATATTATTGGGTGTTTCTACAAACGGTGGCTTATATCCACCCTTGTATATTTCGTTAAATATCTTATCTGGTAACTCATGCTTTCGTCCATAGAAATCTTCGCAATACCCAAATCTTCTACCTCTCATTGTAGGGCACGTACAAAAACAACGTTGGGCGATGGTTCTTCCCTCTATTCTAAACCATACATGGTTAGACATGTGTTCTCGTCGAAGATTTTCACAGTATCGAGAGTTCGTTCCTACTAAAAAGGTATTTTTATCTTGGAATACTTTTGTAATTTTAGAATTCCCCTGTCCCTCTAAATTTTTTTGAATAAAAGATTCGATTTGAAAAATAATTTTCTCATCCGAGTAAACGTTTTTAATTTCCCGAAGTGAAAATCCACCTTCCTCACGTTTTGATCCTTCAATTATAACATGGTCAGTTACTTGTGTGCGAAGTGTGGACATGTGCATGATATCAACACTCGGACATTTATCATGAATACGGGTAAGGCCCCCATTTCCATGTGTATACATGAGTACGGGTTTATACACTCCGTGATATTCGCGCTTGACGTACTTATGGGCCCATGGCATTCGGAAACCACTACCCTTAGAAGTTCGTCTCCCTCCGCCGTATACAGCCGTATCTACTATATCCTTCCAAGGTTTACCTGGGAACATTATGTTCAATGACGATACGATGTGAGAATGTAAAGCCATAGCCGATCCATGGTCAACAACGAATTTGGGCCAATTCATATGAATACCATATTTAATCATACCCTCACCACACGATTTTGGTTCGGCCACGGATATAAGAACATCCTTCCCGCCGAAATGTGTAACGCGATCACAAATCGTACGAGTATACTCCTCGAGACGTTCGAATGGTATATCTTCTACATCTTTATAATCGAGATCAACAAAAAAGTTAAACGTATCCGTCTTCTGTTCGACGAGACATACACGTTCACCAGCCTTTACACATTCAATGTATATTGAATAAAAATGATTCAATCTATCAAAAGGAACAGATAGACGGCTGTTAAGTCCGCCGTCCATGAGCACATGTGATAGATTGGAGCCCTCTTTAAAGGTGAATCCATCTTTTAGACACTTAGATCTAAACATACTTACATTTATATAGGGGTTTTCTTTTAATACTCTTCTTCGTGCCAGATTGAAGTCCTGCACGACACGTCTCTATATTCGTCTTCCTGTATACTAAGTTCCTTTTTCTCCACTAAAAGTTCGTACACTGTTTTATTTTTAATACCTTCTATATACTGATCAGCCCTCTCTTCGCTATATGATTTCTTATCGATTAATATTTCTTTAATTTGCTGAAGGATATAGTTCTTCGACTTCATTATTTTATAGTGAAGGTTTTTCTGTTAAGAGAAGTCACGCAAGTGTAAAATTCTGGATTGTTAACCACATTTTCCACAATTCGTTCCCAACACCTTCTCACGTTAAACTCATGTAACGTATCAAAACTCATAAAATCATTCTCGTCGTACGTTCTTTTCATGTGTATTTTCTTAGTTTGCATTTTATATTTTTCTTCATTAAATCTACGTATAAGTTCTAATTGTTCGGTTTTTGAATAATCGACAAATAATATAAATACAGTGTACTCTAGCTCCACAGTAGGACTTTCTCTTACTGTGAATGAATAACTTGTATATTCTCCACTTTTCAAGGATACAACACCTCTAGTCTCTTCCTCTAATTCACGTAATGCACATCTTATAGGACAATAAATTTCGCGACGTCTACAACCCCCAGTTACAAAAATCCACTCTTTGAATCTTTTGTCTCTCACCGTGAGAAAACGGGGTGTATCACCAGCAAACGTTACGGGAATAGCTATAGCTTTATGTTTTTTCATTGCTCATTAGCTTCTATAATCCCCTGATAAGATTATTGAGGCGAAAGTTGTCCAGGTGTGGGCATAGGCATAGTTCCCATGCTCATCATGGGTTGATTCTGTGGGTCAAAACTAGTGTTTGCACCCTGACCGGCGTCATCTACATTCACCGACGGGGCGTGCATCTCACTCTCTTCCTGTTCCGTATACATCTCATCCTCCTCGGCAGCACGATCGAGGACGTCCTTAATTTGGGTGATATCGTCTTTAGATCGCCTGAGTTCGCGATACATATAAATAGATGCAATCACACAGACGGCTACTGTTACGAGGAGTGCAGTCTCGCGATCGAATGTAAACATGCTGTAATTATTACAGTCATTTTGTTTTTAAGTAGATACAATTACGCCCATATTGGATCTATTGGTAGTTGGGTAATTGTATCCCTGTTGACCAAATTGTATTTCCTGATAATGGCCATTTTTACTTTTTGCACTTTCTACTGGGATATATTTATTAAGTGTTCCGGATTTAGGATTGTAGGTGATCATAAAAACGAAAAATACGAGAAATAAGAGTCCCCACATTTAATACTTATTGGGAAAATACTACGTGTTCATTTAGTTGCTATACATCAACCCTCCCATTCCATTTTCTATGCGTAAAATATTGAGATTTACTCCATAAATGTCGGCGTCGAAACCAGCGCCACCCTCTGTTAAAAGGCGAGCACTATCAAGACGACTGAAATTTAGACTGCCGGTCGGCTGAAGCTTACCGGTTTCTAGGCAGAAAGGGTAGATGAAAAGTTTCTTAGAATCACCGTCGGCGGCTACGGTTGTGGTAGATGTATACGTTAAGCCGTTAATCGCAGACTGAACATCGCCGAGAGCGCTGATAACAGGGGCCGCGGAAGAGGTCGTCGTCGTAGTGACAACCTGTAAAGGCTTGGAAGAAGGGGTATGGTAATACTCGCTGATCGCCGTGTAATGGGGATCTGTATATTTGAAATCCGTAACATCAGTACCGTTGATCTGAAGCTTAACCTTCGAATTATCATTTGCAATACTGAGTAAAGCTGGGTGATAAGAAGCTAAATACTTCACTGGATGATTCATATTAATTTCCTGTACGGTTGAACTAGATGCGATAGATTTCTGAGTCTGTGTAATGAGCATGTTTTGGGGAGTGTTCGCGAGAGCGGCACGCTCATCGGTATCGAGGTAGATAAAATTGGCGTAGCATTCCCACGAACCAGTAAGATCTGCTCCCCAAGTAATCCTAAGCTCAACATCGTGGAATTGAAGAGATACGAGTGGTAAAGCCGATTGCACACTCTCACAGAACGAAAATCTAAGGGGGTAAAATCGACTCTTAGCGGCCTCACCGTGACCACTCTTGGACTTGGACGTGTTTTGCGCGAAAACGGTTGGTGCAATGTACTGAGAGAAATGACTCTCTTGAGTGTCAATAACTTGACCACCGACTAACCATTCCACCTTGGCGATACGGTTAACCCACTCGGCGGGAGAATAAGAAGCAGTTCCACTGCGGGGAGACAGGTAGACATACCCGAGAAGGTCTCCCTTGCGCTCGAAACGGACAGTCGACATACCGTTCGCGACGGGGTTACCCTGGATAACCTGCTTCTCGACGGTCTGAGAAAAATTTGTATGACGTTTGTATGTAGAACGGAAAAATGAAACTTCGGGTTTGCCAACGATATGAGCATCCTGGGCTCCAATTGCCACTAATTGCGCAATTCCACCTGACATGTTTTATATTATACTACGGTTTTATTTTTTTAAGCATTAAAATAAGGGGACCTGTGGGTGAAGAGACTCGGTGAGTAGAAGTGATAGAATTCCGATCATCGCGAGTCGACCGTTCACGAGTTCGGTCTCGGGCTTCCATGGTCCCTGGACGTATCCCTCATCCTCTGGGTTCGCGGCCGTACCGAGGAAAACCAGGGATGCGACGGCGATGGAGAGTCCGATATTATCGTGGAACTGTGCGCTGATAGGGTTACCGGTCATGACTTCATCGACCAGCGCGGAGGTGAAACCAATCATGGCCGCGCGACCGTTAACACGCTCCGCGACCGCTAGAAAATCGTTGGGGCGATCGATCTTTGTGAAACGAGACCCCTCGTTGGTCGCCCGTACTACGGTGCGAATAGTGCGAGACTTAACCCTGTTCCTGGATTGAATGGGGGTGGTAATGACGGGCCTGAGAGTGGCGATGCAAGACATTTTGTACTTTACGAAAGCGCTTTTTCTTTAATTGATACGCTTTTCGAGTTCAGTCAGTCGAAAGTGTAGAGAGTTTCACTCGTCATATTTAGGCGTGATCATGTTGCTGATGCGCACGCATGCGCGAGTGATGTGCTCCTCCATCTCATGTTTAAAAGTTTGCATCATCTTATACGAATATTGTATAACGTAAACCTGAAATTTATTTCGTTCTTCTTCTAATAATTTACCTAATGTTTCTACGTTATTTTCGAGATCCCCGACACGTTTGACGAGGGATGCGACTAATAGTTCCATCGTCGCGACTTTATTCTTTTCGGATTGGAGTTGGCGGTCGACCTCTTGTAGTGCTGCAGTTGCCACCGTAAATATAGCATCTTTGTCTATTCCATGGAAATCGTCTACTTCTTTTCCGACAAGTTTTGTTTGTCCTGTCCATTCTTTATCGATAGAATCTACTTCTACTTTAAACCGTGTAGGACTCAAAATTTCTAAAACTGTAAAATCGCGTGTTGATATAGACGTTTCATAATAAAAATGTGCATTTTTACCAACTTCTATTTGTTCACATGGACTGACGAGTTCTACTGTACCATCTTCGAGTATGTTTGCATCCACAAAATCTTCTCGATCAAATGGCGCCGACAATTTAGTTAAATTTGTCGCATATGGTAAAACTTCTCGAACATCCTGTGCGATAAACCCATATACAGTCCCCTTATTTGGTTGTAACTTATATTTATATGTTTTAGGTTTTATTTTACGAAGAATGTTAAGTGCTGAAACATCGTCTATATCTTTAATATCTTCTTTGATTCTACGGTCACTATACCCAGACCTGTTTAGATATACCGTTTGTTGAGCGTAGTGATTTATATGGAAAACGTGGCTGGCTCCACTTCTATAACAGTCGATATGATGTCCGTTATTCGGCCACTCTAAATATGTACCATATGATGACACGCGACGCTGCCGTCGTAAATCCAATTCGTAAGTGTATATTTGACTACCCACATGGGCGTAATTATGAACATACAAGTTTCTCCATTTATACGACGTAGCTCCAAGATCTACGGCGTTGGTGTGGTGATTAGTACCGTTATGATCTGCGGGAATTATAGCATTATCCGTAAAATGAATCCCTGCACCTAAAGTTGTACCATAATTTCTCCATATACTTCCTCCGTGATCCGTTTGTACATAACTCGCGCTATCACCTGCGCTGACTCGGGTATAACCGGAGTTATTAATATCAAACACGTGGGAAGTTCCGTTAGGTCTAAACGCTAAATCACCCGTCGGTGTAGATTGAATCCAAAATTTATCAGTTCCCGAATGTTGAAATCTTAGATACCCGTATCCGCTTCCGGCATCTATATACACACTCGCATGATCGCCCGTGGATGTTCCGGTGTTTTTAGCTCGTATCCCTGAATCTCCTGTAAATTGAACATCTAGTGGATTGTTCGGACTTACGGTTCCCACACCCACTTTACCATTTGCTTTTACAACAAATCTGGTGTTTCCACTACTCACACATTCCAGTAGTTCAACATCACTACGATTACCAGAGTTTTCAAGTTTAAGAACATTTCCGTCGCCATTTGAAGCACTGTCACGATTAGCTCTAAAATGAACCATAGGTAACGATATTGAGCCATGCTGTGCGGCCACATCTAGGGTAGCACCCGGACTCGTTGTCCCTATCCCCACATTCCCCGTAGACCTATAAATATTTGATCCACTTAACGTGAAATAGTTGGTTCCCGGGGGACCGGCAACAGTTGAAGCCGCACCCGGGGGGCCGGGGACGGTCGATGCTGGACCCGGGGGACCTGGGGGACCGGAGGGTCCCGGAGAACCAGTAACACCGGTAAGCCCCGGGGGTCCATTTGGACCGGTAGGACCGTCAATACCTGTATTTCCGATAGGACCTTGAACACCGGTTAAACCCGTTGGACCCGGGGGACCCGTTGGACCGGTATCACCCGTAAGACCCGTTGGACCGGTAGGACCTTGAACACCAGTTAAACCCGTTCCACCCGTTGGGCCGGTTGGACCCGTTGGACCAGTCGAACCCGTTAGACCAGTTGGGCCAGTTGGGCCTGTATCACCTCTCGGAATTACAAAATCAAATACAGCGGCGGAACTTGTACCTGAATTCGTTGCAGATGCATTCGTTCCCTCGGGTCCAGTCGTCGCTGATACACCGTCTATCGTTGCAGCGGGT